GACAATTAAGGTCACATTATCTTGAATATACAACAATAATCGTATTGCAATTTTCTTACGCCATAATCTTGAAAGTACAAAAGAATACATAAAAAATAAAGACATTAACAAAAAGCATAAAACGAGGCTCATATAAATATAAGAACCTCCATATTTTAGTCGTTTAGAAACAAATTATTTTAATGTGGTGTGCTTCGTGACAATAAATTAATAACCAACACACCGGCACAAAGCAACATCATGCCTATAATGGCTGGCAGGTCCAGCCGTTGGCCGAAAAATCCCCATGACAGTAAGCTAATCAGGACAATACCGACTCCTGACCAGATACCATAAGCAATCCCTGTAGGAATATAAGCCAGCGTCTGAGCTAATAACCAGAATGATGCACAATAACAAATAATTGTACCAACAGATGGCCATAACCGTGTAAAACCTTCTGAAAACTTCATTAAGGTTGTACCAATGACCTCTGCAAGTATTGCACCACCAAGATAAATATAAGGGTTCATAGCATATTCTTTCCTGTTCAAACTGGAGAGAATTGTACTACAGTTTGAACTCAACTCACCTGTTTCATCATTGTGTTCCCATTGATGTTCTTTTATATACCCTCAGTACCCGTTTCATCGCGGCACTCTGGCGACACTCCTTAAAAATCAGATTCGTGCTCACCTTTCCTTCCCGTTCTTCTCTGGTAGCGAACCGGTAATACACCGTTCGCCAGACCTTACCATCAACGACCAGGATTCCTGCCCGCGCCATTTTAGCCGCAGCCTGATTTATGCTGGTTACGGTTGCACCTGTTACCGCGGCAACGTCCTGTGCACAGAAGCTCTTATGCGTCCCCAGGTAATGAATAATTGCCTCTTTGCCCGTCATACACTTGATCCTTTCAGTCCGAACTTAGCTTTGATTTCTGCGATCTTCGCCAGAGCCTGTGCACGATTTAGAGGTCTACCGCCCATGACAGGAAGTTGTTTTACTGGTTCAGGTATCGCCTCACCACGGTTAATTCGCGCGGTCATACAGGACAGTTCATCGGCAGCCTTGCGCCGTAATTCCGCGTCAGTCAGCGCATTGGCCCGCATGTTCTGGTACAAGTTGGTAACCAACCAGTAATGCGCGTTCGATTTCCACGGATAAGACTCTGCATCCGGATACAGGCCACGCTTCCGGCAATACTCGTAAACCATATCAACCAGCTCGCTGACGTTTGGCAGCCCGGCGTTAACAGATGCTTCTTCCCGGCACCAGGCGACAAACTGCCCGGGTGATGGCAGGAATGGTCGATTCTGCCGACGGGCTACGCGCATTCCAGCGTTAACCTGTTCCATTGTGGTGATCCCGTTTTCCCGGAAAGCCAGAACCCACTGGCGGCGGATTTCGTTCAGTTCATTCTGGTCACGGTTAGCCAGGCTCGCCGGGAAAGTTGCCAGTAACTGGCTGAACACACCGTTGATGATCTGCGCTACCTGCTGTACCTGTGGCTTTTCGTCGTACTGTTCCGGCATGTTGTTGGCGATCCGGCGCATCTGCTCACAGTCAAAGTTAACCATCTGTGCGGCGATGTTTTTCATAGCTCCACCCCGTAAATCCAGTCAGTGTTCGTCAGGTCGAGTTTTGGTTTGCCGGCTGTCACGCCAGCCTGTTGCTTGTTTCGGTTGATTTCGAGCTGGGTCCACTTGTCGCGGAGTTTGGCCGGACTTAGCACGTTACCGGACCAGAAGTTGTCCTGGCATGCCCAGCGGAACAGCACGCACATGTCGCGGTGGTTACGTCCGTCACGTTCACGCATCAGGCGGATATCGTTAGCCCACCCTGCAAAATTCGGTTTTCTGGCTGATGGCGCGATGGTCTTCACCATGTCAAACATCCACTCTGCGGCGGTCAGGTCTTCTGCTGTCCCCCACTTGCTGCCGCTCTGAATTGCAGCATCCGGTTTCACCACAGGAAGATCGTTTTCTGGTTGGTCAGAGGATTCGCCAGAATTCTCGGACGAAAAAGGTTTTATATTGTCTTTTGTTAGTTTGTCTTTTGTGTTTACCTGATTCGGGTAAACGCCTTTACCTGATTTGGGTAAACTTTTTTTACCTGATTCAGGTAAATTTACCTCTTTCAGGTAAACTTTATTTTTCTTACCTGATTCGGGTAATGTTGACCATTCACTGACCACATTATTAATGCCGGTATTCCGCCCGCTCTGAATAAAAATCCCACGCTTTACCAGAACACTTTTTGCAGCAGAACACTTGTGCGGCAATATCCCGGTCAACTCGGAAAGTTGCTCGTTGCTCACCCAATCCAGTTTTTTATTAAAGCCATATGTTTTGCGCATGACAGCCAGGAAGACCAGAAGCTGGTGCTGTGTTAATCCGGCCAGCATCACAGCTTCCAGCAACTCATTTGCAATGCGCGTATAACCATCATCGAGATCTGCCACACGCGGCTCCTTTTGTGCCGCATCCGGCACTGGAAAATTGAATATCTTAGCAGTGTTTGCCATAATTCCTCCCGCAATGAGTGTGTTACGATTTGCACCTGAAAGTCGGTTCTGTTCCCGCAGACCGACTTTCGCCATTTTTGAACCTGTCATATTGCCCCCAGCATGGTGGTGACCATCGCCATCAATGGACCAGCCAGATCCGGGTCCACTCGAAACATCGACACAATGCCTTCACTCATCTCCTTCAGTTTCTGGTGGCGTGGTGCGTTGAGAATGACAGCCTGTTTTGCCTCACTGAGTTCCTTTTCCATTTCAGCCAACCTAGCCATAAAGCTATCCTGCTCAACCAGGTAACCGCGATATTCCAGCGGTAGTACCGCCAGAATTGCCGGGGTCAGTTCACGCACGTTATTTCGGTATTTTTCAGAATCGAATTTGTTATCGAGGAAGCGGAACAGCTTCTGGCGTGCACGGCTGACATCATCAGGGAAATCGATGGTGCCGCCGCCCTGCTCCCGATACTCATTCACAATGAGTGCGGCAACAACATCCTGATTATCTGCAGCCGACCAGGCGCGGACGGCATCACGGATTTTTTCGTGGCCTGGAGCTTGTTTTGTTTGAGAACGATTTATCACCGCAGTCGGGCTAAATCCGCTAGTCTGTTGGTATGTAAGTGGTTGCATAGTCATTGCCTTATCAGTTAACGCCGCAGTTTAGGCGGCAGAATTACTCGCGTTAAACAATGGTGCGAGGTCGGGACGAATATCTGCTGGTTTAATCTTTCCACCAGTGGCTGAGACAATTTTCATTACATAGCGGGCATCAATTCCGCCACCGTGTAGCCAACGCCAAACAGTGGGTTGGGCTACACCGCATAGATCTGCCAGTCGTTTTTGACTACCTGTAATACTGATTGCGAGTTGAATGGTTTGATTTGTCATTATCAATTCCTATTGGTATTGCAACGAATAAATAATAGCAATGCGTATTAATCATAACAATAGCAAAACGTGTTTTGACCATCAATACGCAAGCGTATAAATTAAAACTTATGAAAAAAGAAACTCTTGCTGATCGCTTAAACCTAGCGATGGAACAATCTGGAATGTCTCAAGGCGCTCTTGCAAAGGCGTCTGGCGTAGCTCAACCCACAATCTGGAGACTGACAAGCGGCAACGCGCGCGGCTCAACAAAAATTGTTGAAATAGCTAATGCATTGGGTGTTCGAACAGAGTGGCTCTCATCAGGCATAGGCCCGATGAGAAATGACGGTCAACAATTAGGGAAGCCTACTGCCAACCATCCCAAATACTTCAAGATTGACGTTCTTGATATAGAAGTGAGTGCCGGGCCGGGAGTCATCAACCGTGAGTTTGTAGAAGTTCTACGCTCGGTTGAGTACTCGTTTGACGATGCTCGTCACATGTTCGATGGTAGGAAGGCAGAAAATATCCGCATCATTAACGTGCGTGGTGACAGCATGTCAGGAACGATCGAACCAGGTGATCTGCTGTTCGTTGATATCACGGTTAAATCTTTCGACGGTGATGGCATCTATGCGTTTCTGTACGACGACACCGCCCATGTAAAGCGCCTGCAAATGATGAAGGATAAGCTGCTGGTTATCTCTGATAACAAGAGCTACTCACCGTGGGACCCGATCGAGAAAGACGAGATGAACCGGGTGTTCATCTTCGGTAAGGTTATTGGGAGCATGCCCCAAACGTACAGGAAACATGGATAATCAGTACTGTGCTGATGAGTCGTTTAGGGGATAGTAAATTTAATTAGAATTAGAC